TCCGGGGCGGCGTGGTCGATCACCTGCACATCCGCGTTTGTGCCCGCGGCGGCGTTCATTTCAGCCATTTCGGCTCCTTTCGTAGCGGCCACTGCCGCGGGTTGTTCAACTTGCTGCTCGGGCGCCTGAAGCACCCGCACTTCGAATTTCTCGCCGGACAGATCGCGTCCGAGCCCGACGGTCGGATCGGCCGGCACCGGGGCGATGCTGACCTCGTAGAACTCCCAATCGCGCGCCGTGAAGAGGTTCTTCTTCGAGTCCTCCTCCACCGCATGCATCCGATAGCCGATCGAGACGTTGCGCAGCCCGCCGCGCAACATCGTCTCGACCTCGGCGGCGCGCTGCGTTCCGAAGAGATGCGCGTCGACCATCAGGCGACCGCCCGAGACCGACGCGGTGTCGATCATCCCGATCGGGTCGTCCCAGTTGTGATTCCAGAGGAGCGGGACGGCGCCGCGCTTCACCCGGTCCATCCGGATCGCGCCTTCCTCGTGCGAGAGCACCTCGGTCCCGAAGAACCGCTCGACGGGCGCTTCGCTCGACGCCGGGAACGATAGGCGCACGCCGCCCGCCTCGCGGCGGATGACGATCTCCGCGGCATCGACGTCCCGCGTGAGATTTGGGAGTTTCATGGGTTCGGTCATGGCTACCTCTTCATGCTGACGACGCGCGCCGCGCGCGGCTCGCCGGATTCGTCCGACGGTTCGGTTTCTTCGGGCTCTTCGGCATCGCCGGATTCCATGTCACCCCCGGCGGCGATGGCGCCTGATTCCGCCGCGAAGATCTCCGGATCGGTGTCGAACACGAGATCCTTCTCCTCGGCCATCTGGAGCTCTCGGGCGCGCTCCGTGAGCACGTCCTCGATGTCCATCCCGTTCGCGGTCTGGGCAATGATCTGGCTCTTCGTGATGTAGCCGGCCTTCTCCGCTTCCTTGTAGGCGGCCACTTCCTTCGTCGGATCGACCCACGACCAGCCGCGCGGCTTGAAGCGCACGGCCTCGAATTTGTCGCGGTCGAGCACGTATTCCTCGATCCGGATCGACGGGATGGCGCGGGCGAGCACCGCCTGCTGCAGCCAGGCGCGATGCACCGGCTCGCGGAAGTTGCGAATCCACCAGCTCTGCAGGGTGCGCCACAGATCGCGGTCGTCGAGCAGGGCAAGGCGGCTCGATGAATAGTTGCTCTGCGAGTAGTCGCGCGAGAGGCTCTCGTAGCTCACGTCGGCCCCCGCGGCGACCTCCCGCAGCATCAGGCGCATGAACGGGTCCATCGCCGCGTTGGGACGATTCGGGCTCACGAAGTTGAGCTTCTCGCCCGGATCGAGCTTGGTGACGAGGCCGGGCGTCAACTCGATGTCGACGGAGCCGTCGGCATTCTGCTCACCCAGGCTCGTGGCATCGGCATCGGTCTCGATCGTCGCCATATACGACGCCGCGCCGCGGGCCGCGACGATCTCGGCCTCCGCATAGCCGTCCATGTCGTTGAGGCGACGCGCAACGGCGTGCAGCCACGGCTCTCCGCGCGTCTGCGGCCAGCGGTCGATGATGCGCAGGTGAATGATCTCGCTCGCCGGCACGCGCTCCAGCCGGTCGGTGGCGTTGACGCCGATGCGGAGCTCGCCGGGATGCCGCTCGCGGATCCAGTAGGCGATGGGTCGATAGAACGAATCGACCTCGACGCCCATGCGGATGGTCGCGCCGGGCGCGACCGCGCCCGCCTGGTTGTCGTCGGCGAGCCGCTCGGGCTCGACCAACTCCAGCGCGAACGGGATGCGCGAATCGCCGAAGCGGCGCAGGTGGATCCGGATGAAGACTTCGCCCGCCTCGAAAACCTGCCCCATGGCGGCGCGCTCGAGGTCGGCGAAGCAGAGCTGCCCGCCCGTGTGGGCGCTGTCTGCGCGCGCCCAGCGCGTCCACGCCGATTCGATGGCGGCGTTCACGTCTTCGCGCAGCGTGCCGCGGCTCGCCATGACCTGCGCCTGCATCCCGACGCCGGAGCCGATGACGTTGTTCACCACGATTCGCTTTGCCCGCTTGGCATAGGCCGCGTCGCGCACGAGTTGCCGCGAGCGGCTGCGGAGCGTGGTGAGGCTCGACGAGAGCTCGCCGTCTGAGCTCGTGTTCGATGTCGTCCAGCCCGATGTGAGGCGCGAGACGCGGGCGGCGGCATACATGCGCTGCATGAGGCCAGCGGGCTTGCCGGATGCCGGGGCGATCCACCTGGCGACGCGGGTGCGGAGTTTGTCAAGCACGGCCGAACCTCACTCCGATGGTGCGCCCTGATCCGAGCCCGGACGCGGCGCGCTCGGCGCGCTCCTCGCGCTGCAATTCGAGCTGGTACTGGCTGCGGAACTTGACGAGATCCGCAAGCGGGGTCCGCTTGAGCGATCGGCCCTCGATCGAGTATTCCTCCTGGTCCTTCGTCGCGCGGCCTTCGATCACCGCCTCGATCGCGTCGAGCACCTTTCGCGCATGGGTGCGACTGTCGAACGGCCGGTTGCCTTCGTAGTTCGGCTGAACGGTGATCTTTCCGCGGTAGAGCGTATGGCGGTGTGGACCATCTTCCGCATGAATCCGCCACTCGTAATCACCGGGGATGATCGCCGAGCTCTCAACCTGCGTGAGTGCGAGCGTCCAATCTCCGCCCGCATAGGTCCCGGAGATGCTGAAGCGGCTCTCCGCATTCCAAGCGACCATCGTGAGCACGTAGCTCGGCGACGGGTAATCTGGAAGTGACAACGTCCAGAAATACGTGTCGCCGGCGATCATCGTCGACGGGATCACCGTGGTCATCGTTGGCGTTGCAGTGATGACGCTCATTCTTCAAGCACCTCCACATAACCATCGAGCTCGAGTGTTTGCCCATCCGAATCGACCGCGATCGCAGTCAGCTTGTACGATTCTCCGGAGGTCCCGCCCGCGGCGAAACAAGTCACCTTCTTCCCGGCATAGGACTGCCCTGAGACGGTGAGCGAGGCGGAGCTTCCGACCACGTTGCAATTCGTCGCGCTGATCGATGTGATCGACGCGACCGTCGCGGCGCTCGCCATCACGTCCGTGAAGTCGAACACGACCCGGATCGTCTCGGCCGGCTGTTTTTGGACGCTTCTCACGGATTCAGGTCTTCGCGGGTGACGATCACATTTTTCCCGTCGACGTAGACGCGGACACCGGCGAGCTCGACGACGAGCCACTCGATCGATCGGGCTTCCGGCGTCCCGAATGCCTTGACCGCGCGCCGCCGGAACATCCGCCCGTCCGTTTCGAGCAATGCGACCGCCGTCTCGCCATTCGTGGCGTGCCGGGAGCCGTCCGCATCGACGATCTCGAACGGTCGTGGCGCCAGCAGGGCGGCGGTCTGCGCAGGCATCAGATCTCGTCCCAGGCCATCGTCAGCGTCTCGGCGGTCAGCACGCCGCCCGACGCGGAGCTCGTCACCTCCATGAGCAGGACGGCGTGATCGCCCTTTTCGCCGGTGCTCGTGAACGGTCCCGCGCCAAGCGAAAGCGCCGAGCCGCTGGTGTACGTGAAGGCGTTGGTGTAGCCGGTCGATGCGGTGCCCTCCGCCGGCGTCGCGTAGCTCGCGACGGCCTTCGCCCAGAGGTTCACGCCCGTCCAGCCGGATGACCCATCGGTGTAGACCTTGACGTTCGTGATCTGGCTGTACGTGCCGCCGGTCACGTTCATCCGGAGCCATTTCTCGAAGCTCCAGTCCGACCCGGCACCCGGCTTCACCATCGGATTGTTGAGATCCACGGTCGAGTTGTCCGCATTCTTGAAGCGGACCGTGCCGCTCGTCTTGTCGGTCGTGGTCCCTCCCGCTCCGTTCTTTTCAACGATCTGCACCGTCGCAGCCATAGCCGTCTCCCGTCAATGCACGACGCGCCGCGAGGCGCGGAACGGCGCCCGCGCGGACGCCTTGAATGTGTAGCCTTCCGCCTCGGTGGCGGACGAGTCGTAAACGTAGCCATCGAGCGAAGCGACGGCGGTGCGCGCGTGGCGAATTGCGGCATCCAGCGACGCGGTCGCCGTCACGACGATCGCGAGCGCGGCGTCGAGGCTCGCCGTGACCGTCCCGGCCGAGCTGACGACGATGTCGGCGTCCAGGCTCGCAGCGGCCGTGCGCGCAATCGAGAGCGCAGCATCGAGGCTGGCGGTTCCGGTGCGCGCGTACTGGACGGCGGCATCGAGCGAAGCCAGCGCAGTCGTTCCGGCTTGCACATAGCCATCGAGACTCGCTGATGCGGTGAGTGCCCTCTGCACCGCGCCATCGACGCTCGCGGTCGCGGTGCGCGCGATCTGCACGGCGGCATCCAGCGTCGCGCTCGCGGTTCGCGCGACCTGCAGAGCCGCATCGATGCTCGTGCTTGCCGTCGTTCCGGCCGTCACCATCGCGTCGACGGATGCCGACGCCGTGCGCGCCGCCTGGATCGCCGCCTCGAGGGTCGCCGTCGCCGTGAGCGCCTGCGAGATCGCGGCGGAAAGCGAAACGGTCCCGGTCAGTCCGACTTGAATCGCAGAATCGATCGAGGCCGTCGCGGTCCGCGAATATTGGACGGCAGAATCGAGGCTGCTTGTAACCGTGCGAGCAGTCGCTCCGCCAGCGAGATCGAAATAGATTCGGCTGACCACGCCAGTAAACAGAGCGCCGTATGGCGCGACTCCGAGCTCCGCGATTTCAGCATCACGCAACGGGACGCGCCACAGGAGCGCGAAATCACACTTCCAGTCGGTATGTAGCGCCGCGACGCCGAGCGATTTGAATCCGCCGATGTTCACCGATGTCCCGGCTGCGCTCACAGAACTCGTTGCCGATGTTCCGTCGTTTATCCCTTCCCAATAGGCTCTGCACGTCGTGCCTGACCGCGAGAACGTGAGCGATCGATAGAATTTTCCGGTTACGGATGCGACGTCGTGCAGTTTTTTGACCGTTGACCCATCATAGAGACCAGGCTTGTTTGCGGTATCAGCGTGGGCTTGTGTCAGGGCGAATCCTGATCCGAAGTCGGCGACATATGGATAATCACCAGATGGGATCCGGCCGGTCATCCCAATTAGATGGAAAGTAAAGTTTCCGGTCCCGATCGCACCACCACGGAGCGGGCAGGCGACAAACGAATTCAGATCATTGTCAGTCCACTGAACCGCTGTTCCTGCCGGCGTGAATCCTCGGGTCATCGCCGAACCGATGGTCAATGACGCAGAGCGATGGATCTCCATGATCCGCGACCGATCACGAAAATCGATGCAGAACTCGATGGAGCGCGCGAACTCGGGCCGCACCGAGACGGGCCCGACCGGCTGCCGGCTCCAACGATTCGGGATGATGATCGATGCCACCGCTTGCTCTTATGCGACGTCGAACTTCACGCCCTGATACTTGATGAAGTGATTGCCGCCCGTGCTGTTGAGAGCGACGCCGGTGTTGTGCGTGACGAATACGCCCCAGCGTTGCGGCATGACGCCTCCGAAGAGCTGCGCCACCGATACCGGGCCGAACGGATAATCCCGGTCGCTCGTCGTCGCATCGACGTTCAGCACCGCGGCGAGCTTCAGGAAGCCTTGCCCGACGCCTGCAGTCGTGATCGTCTCTGCGCTGTCGGTGCCATCCATGACGTCGGGATAGGTCGGCGTATCGTCGAGCTGCGCGAACACATAAACGAGGATTTGTGTGTTCACCGTCGGCGTCGTGCCGACGCGGATCTTTCCGGAAAGGAGCGCGTCGACATATTTGTTGCTCGAGTTGTCGACGATCGTCGATTCCTGCCCGGCGACGAATGACGAGGAGCTCGCGAGCGATGCGACCGAGCAGGTGATCGTCGCAGTGGCGGCGTAGTTCGGCGTGACGGTTGCCATGTCACCACCCCATCGCGGTCATGACGTCCTGATACCAGAGCTGTCCCTCAAAGCTCATTGTCGCGGGCGTCGCATCGGTGCCGACCCCGGAGGCGAAGAGCTTTTCTGCGCGCGTTGCATTGCGCTTGCAATGGACATAGACGGCCGCCCGCACCGCGAGATCCGCAGCGGTGCCCTTCCAGCACTCGTCGATCCCGGCTCGCACGTTGGCCTTGCTCGGGTTCATGCTGCGCGTCGGGTTGCCGAAGAGCCACTCCCATATCCGCGCCTTGCCGACAGATAGGTTGTCCACCCGTACCCAGTCGAAGCCGTTCTGCGTGATCGTTTCCTGGTCGACCGCCGTCTTCCAGACGATGAAATCCGGCGACGCCGCCAGGTTCATGGCTGCGGCAATGTCATAGGCGCCGTCGCTGTTCGCCGGCTTTGCGGAAAGCACCGGATCGGCAAGAATCTCCGCTTGCAGCAGCGCGTATTGTTCGCTCGTCAATGCCATCGTGGCCGCTCCTGTTAAGCCCTGCTCTCTGGAGCGCCCGCATCACGCGGGCGCTCGGAAGAACGCGGGTGCTCGTCAGATTCCCTGCGAACCCGGTCCGGTCATCAGTTGCGACGGGCTCGACTCAGGCAGATCGAGCGGCTCGGCAATGGCGATGTATTGGTCGACGAGGTTGTCGATCTTCTGGATCAGCGCCTGCGCCCGGTTGTGGTCGAACTGCATCATGTTGGTCGAGAGCCGCGCGCTCTGGCTGTTCGCGAGCTCGTCGCGCAGCAGCTCGAAGAGGACGCAGATGTCATACGCGCTCTCGTTCTCCATGTTCGGGATTTCCGGGCTCTTCGGAAGGTTGATCCACTGCGGCCCGGTCTCCGGGAGGTCGAGCAGCGGCTGCGCCACGATCCATGCAATGAAGCTCCGCAGGCTCGCGGTGTAGCTCTTCACGCGCGCGACGTCGAACGGCATCGTCTGCGAGATGCCGGAGGACTGGCTCTTGAGCACTTCCACGATGAAGCGGTTGATCCGCCGCACCAGGCTGAAGATGTCGGTGTTGCACGTCTGCGACGGGGTTTGCGATGAGGTCGGGATTGCAGATGCCATGTGATTCTCCTAACGTTGTCGGGTTTTCTTGTTATCGCGTCCACCACGGGCGCAAATCGGGCGTCCGCGGTTTTGCATTGCGGCGCAGGTCGGCGAGCGCCTGCGCGTAGCTCCTCACTGCGCGAGCGAGCGCCTCTTCGTCCGCGGTCCCTCGCGCGGGAATGCGCACGGCTGCCTTTCCTCCCGCCGAGGCGATCTGCACCGTCACTTCATATCCATGTATGGCCGCCATTCGGTCTTCACCGATCTCGCATCGCATCGATCAGTAGACGATCGCGAGCATCAGCGCGACAAACAAAAACGGCATGAGCGCTCCGCACCCGACGAAGTACACGATCATCGCCACGTCCCATGGCACTCCAGGCGCTCGCCCCCAATCTCCGCTCTCCGTGATGGTCCTGACGAAGCCGCGATGGAAGAACGCTCGGGCGAAGCCGGAGAGCCCTCTGAACTTCGGGCTGATAGGCGTGAACTCGTGGAACTCGACGCCGTCGAGAGACCGCACCCAGAGGACATGCGGGACGCGCATGAAGCCGCTGCGACGCACGACGATATAGCCGCCGTCGCGCCACCATTTCGGGATCGCATACGTCCAGCAGTTTCCGAATGTTGGCATCGGTGTCACCGATTACGAATCCATCGCCGAATTCATGGCGCGCGGCATTCGTCATCCCCTCCATCCTTGCGCCCAACCGCGCCGTGCCTTGATCGGCGGAACGCGGCCCGCACGCGCAGCAGGCGCCGCGCCGGAAACTTCTGGATCTGCCGCGCTCTTGGCCTCGTCCGCTGTGACGAACAGATCGGGCGTGCTCACGCGCAGGCCGGCCTCGATCTTGTCCCATGGCGCATGTCGGATCCCCCAGTATTCCGCTGCGGCATCGGCCATCACTCGACAGTCGAGATCCTCATTCCGCTTTCCTGCGGGGAGGTGCCATTCGCGCTTCGGGTGCCCTCTGATCAGCCGCGTGACGAGCTTCTCTGCCGTGAGTTGCGCGAAGGTTTCGTCAGGAAGTCCTGTCGGAAGATGCACGAAGCCTGGTCCCGGCTCTTCGATTCGCAGGCGAGCATAGAACGCGGCCTTGCCGGTGTCGGAGCCCATCGGCCAGAGCTTGACGCCGCCCTTGATGATCTTTCCGCGCCAGGAAACGTCCTGCTCCGTGGGCTTGCCGATGAGCGGCTTGCCCTGCACGGCCTGCCCCTTCACCGCAATTACGCGCCTCGTCGGTGACCATTTGCGCGCAAACGCGCGGACGAAGTGCGTTGTCACGCCGTCCGATGCGTCGATGGCAAGCGCGCCCATGCGGAGCTTCCCGCCGAGCTCATGCGGCCATGCTTTCTCTAGGAGTTGCTCCAATGCGCGCCAGGTCTCGTCCGCAGCAGGCGATCCGAAGATGACGTGCCGATCGACGAGCCACGTCTCTTGATTGCGCCCATAGCCCCAAACGCGGAGCTCGAGCCGGTTATGCTGAACGTCGCATCCTCCGGCCAGCACCAGCGCTCCGGCCGGGATGGTTTCACCAACGCGCCACGCTTCGATGCGGCGCTTCAGGAAATGCTCGTCGATGCTCTCGCCGGGCTCTTCATAGGCTTGCCCCAAGATCGTATTGGTGAAGGTCTTTCGGAGCTGCCCGGAGACGTCCTTTTCCGCCTTCAGCCAGGCGAGGACGATTTTCCGCCATCCGAACCATCCAATCGGGCTATAGAGCGCGCTGATTCGAAACCCGGCGGCGCGATCCGGGCCTGGATTGCGCGCTTCCCAGCGCCCCGCATTGAGCATCGCCGTCTTGGCATGCTCGTAAATCGCGCCCGCGCAATCGGCGCATTCATACCACACCGAGACGAGCTCGCCGGTGTCGTGCTCAACCGCACCGATCTCGTCTTCATCGGCCGCGATGACTTCTCCGGTCTCGGCGTCGACGCGCTCCCAGCGTTTTCTCGTCTCCCAGCGCAGTTGATCGAAGCGCAGCTCCTGCTCGTAATGGCAGTGCGGGCATGGGACGAGGTAGACGCGCTGGTCGCTCGCCTTGTAGGCGCGATCGATGCGTCCGTCCGTGATCGTCGGCGTCGAGACCTTGAAGATCTTCCGATGCGCGAAGGTATCGGTGCGCTTCTCGGCGAGCTCCTCCGGGTCGCCCTGGCCGTCGGTGTCGGACGGATATTCCTCGATCTCGTCCATCATCAAGTTCCGCACCGGACTCGACTTCAGCTCGGTTGCGCTGTTTGCACCGGCGAAGATCAGCACGCCGCCGTCGAATTCCTTAAGGAGCGTCGTGTTTCCGGAGTCGCGTGAGCGGGCCTCGCGCACGCGCTTCGCCAGCTCCTTCGTGTCCGCGATCATCGGTCCAACGCGAGTCTTCGAGGCCTTCTTCGCCGCGTTCGACGTCGGCAGCACCAGCATCGTCGGCCCGAGTCCCTGATGGATGATCGAGCCAAGCCAGTTGAGGCCGGTCTCCGTCCCGCCGACCTGCGTCGACTTCTGGAACACGACGGTCTGGATCGGGCAGAGCGGCGAGAGCGTATCCATGATCTCGCGCAGGTAGGGCGTCCGATCCGTGCTCCAGCGGCCCGGTTCGGCCGATGCCGACTTCGAGAGCACCCGGTACTGATCCGCCCAGGCTGAAACCTTCAGCGACGGAACAAGGGCGGCGCGCAGGCCCTCCGCAGTGGCCGGCATCACGGCCCCGGCATTGCGCACGAGATCTGCGACGGCGCCGCTCATTGAGCCGACTCGAGGTTCTGCGCGATCGAGAGCAGCACCCTCTCGATCTCGTCGTGCATGGCCTTCTCGATGGCCGCTGCGTCGAGGGCGACACACACCGGCGCGATCCGGGCCGGGATCTGCATGAGCGACGTCGCGGCCTTCGAATAGACCTCACGCTGTAGCCGTCTCACCTCCGCGATGTCTGCGAGTTCCCCGCGCTGCTTGGCGAGGGCGAGCTCCGCGCGGTCCGCCTCGATGCGCTCCCTCCGGGCCTTGTGCTCCCAGTAGTCCGCCGCCGAGTTGGTCGACTGGACATCGGAGGTCGCCGGATGGTGCCCAGAAGACTGCTGGCCGTTTCCGGGCGCCGATCTTTCAGTCCGCGCTTCGGTCTCGGTCTCAGAGATCAAACTCGACTGGCCTGCCGCTCCGGCGATCTGCCGATCGCGATGCGCCTTGCTGCGGTCGAGGGTCGCCTCGAGCATCGCATCGGAGGCCTCGACGTCGACCGAACCGTCTTCACGCAGCGCGATCCGGCCCTGGCGCACCAGCGCATTGACGCGCTGCTTGCTGACCCCTCGCAGGCGCGCATACTCGACCTGCGACACATGCGCGCCCGAGTTGACGACCGCTTCGGTCAATTCACCGCCCTCGCGGTCAACTCACCGAATTCCCCTGCCACTAGCTTTCGTTCGCGCCTTGTTTGTG